ATCTCCTCACTTTGTGCAGCGTACTGACTCATACGATTTGTATTATCTACAACGCATGGATTAGCGTATTCGATATTTTCAGCTGCACGCACATAGACCTGGATATCAACGGAAGATGAACCAACGGGAGCCGTAAGAGTATTCATGACTCTGATCATGATAAAACCATTGTCATATAGTCTATCATATGGATATGTTCCTGGCACAGCTGATCGAGTGGCCCAACCCTTATCAGCAGCTTCAATAGATGTACGAACATTCAAGAAGTGTAGAGCTTGCTGGTATGGGACACGGAATTCAACTTGATTGGTCTGTCCAATATCCACAATTGCAGTATGAACCACGTTACTTGTGGATGTGGTATTTCCAATGTTTTGTGCCGAATATCCAGAAGGATCGAAACTGATGCGCAATTTACCTTTGTGATATTGAGAGCAAACAATTTTGAATCTGAAGATAATATCTCCTCGCCAATTATTGAATACTTGCGAAATGTGACACATCGGTGTCATATAAAGTAAATTTGTTGCTGCACCATTGTTATCATACAATCTTGGATTGACCCTAGAATAGAACAATACCTGATCTATTAAATCAGCGGTGGTCCAGTTTGCAGTAGTCAGATACGATTCCTTACCAGCAATATGCACTATAGACATCTCATCTGTTCCTGAAAGACCTATGATTCTTGGATCAACACTCAATTCGTTCTTTGGATCCAATGTCAATTTCTCTAGTGGAAATCCAATGTCAGACGAGCTGAATTTGGGGAAAGGCTCCGGTCTCATAGGAGATGAATCCGCAATGACTGGAACATTAGTAAACCCAAAGAGACTTGCTATGGAGGAGACCGCACTCGCTCCAATAGAAGTTGCTTTTGCAAATGGTCCTATAATAGGAACATTCGAGAGTGACGACGCGAATTTTGCAATGGTTGAAGCAGGCTTGGAAACTGGACCCTCTCCGTACTCATCGGATTGCAAGGCATATCCAACAGTGGCACCGGATAATTCAACATCTTCCATCCAGGCGTATGTGACGACATTAACCCCACTACCAGAAACACCATTGGCACTCTGGAGGGCAGAAAAGACCAAAAAAGTCAATTCGCCCATACTGGCCCAATCGCTGGCTAAAGTAATGCTCAACCAGTTAGTGGCCCAGATAAAGGGCAGAGTCAACTCATAGGAATCATCATGTTGGGGTTCAATAACGACATGTGGTCTCTGTGAATATGGAATAAAATGACGGGTAGCTGCATCAACAACTATGGTTGAGGGAGTAAAGTCTTGCATAGGTTGGTATGAAGCCATAAGACAACCATAGTAGAAAGGAGAAGCACTAATCTGTATTTTGAGTTTCAAGTTTCCTCGAATAAATGCATAATTGTTTAATTTAGATAATATGTAAGGATTAGTGCCCCATAGGTGCCATGGTTCGATGGCTACTTTTATGGACGGTATGTCAGACTCCTGCCACACAAATGAATGTATGCGGACTGGTCGATTGAGAAATTGCATCAACTCAGTTGACGCAGTTTTATCTGTAGTACTGAATGAGTTATTTTGGGCACTCATTCCAACTGCAGAAGCTGGAGATTCGTCGACGAAATCGACTATAATCTCATTGGATTGTAAAGTATATTCACAATCATTTGAGCAAGATAATTCTGAAGTTGCTCTACTTTCAGAATTCAACACAACAGGTGTTGAGCCTGCTGATGGACTCACTTCCATCAGACAGTTCGCTGGACTCGCACGGACACAGCTGCTTCTTATGTTATCTTGGACAAGGTGGTACGTAAGGAGGGAGAGTCAATCCCACCTTAAGGTTTGATACGTAGTTTTCTCTACTTACATCCCGTACGTGGGATAACGGCTTTGTTTTGTGTAACTGAGGTGTGCTCCCCAGCCATCTACATTATTTATACTGAGCGATGAACTCAGTACAAAGCTTTGATAACGGAGTGTGCTCTCCGAGGCTAACGTGCCTACGCATCAACGGGTGGAGCATGTTTCGCGGCCTGCACTGCATTGCCGGTCTTCATCCAGAAATCGCGGATCAAGTGTCCATACTCGGGAAAAGTACTGTCAGTGACCCAGATCCGCAAACCTGCGCGATCAACCAAATCTTGAAAATATTGACGTTTCTCTTCGAAAATGTCTTTTCCATAATAGAAATATTCGCGGAGAGCCGTTTCAATGACTCGGATGGCATGCGCTTCTGGAGAAATTTGTCCATTATCAACGTGCACCGTTAACATCTTGTCTATAGAAGAATGCTCTAGAGGACCAACAATAGCGCCGATATCCTTATCGAACCGAAATCTTCTCTTAAGAAAAGAAGCTTGATCAATATTGATATAGGGGATACTCTCTGCCTCTTTCTCAGCCATAGTATATTTGACTCCAATTTCCTCTAGTGCTTGAGATATAGCGGTATGATTAAACTCTGGGCACTCTTCAGAAACACTCATCAGATTATCATCACCGTACGTGACTAGACGCACATACTTCTTGAAGCGGGTCGGCTTGTGAGTTGTGACCTTCATAAAAGCGAACCTCATATATAGACAATTGACAAGACAATTGATGATCACAGTAAGAGGATGTCCGGAAGGATTTCCCTGAATCTCAATTAGATCACCATTGAATTCGATAATAGAGTAAGCTGTATCCTCCGCGATGCAACGCAGGGTCATCAATTCCTCTTTTGACCACTTCGCTGCGGCAGACATAGCAATAAGAACATCAAAAGCAGCCAAAACAAAAGGGGCCACCATCTTTTTATCAAATTTACCATAATCTCCCGCAACAATACGATCGAGTCCAAATCCTGCTAGAAAGTCATGAATCTGTTGCCATTCCTCAGACTGAGCTACAACACCAGGCATTGATTCAAACAAGAAAGGATTATTTTGAATTAGTCTAATGTGTGGTAAGAGATAACGCCGAACAACGATAGACCATGCAAACTCAGCTCCAGAAAACAGTCTCGTGGCACCAGATTTGATCTTGCGCTGTGGCATTGGATCATCCTTAAGGTGCTCACAAAATTGTGGGTGAGCTCTCTTTCCTTGCTTATAAAGCTTTTCGATCTCTTTGATACGATCCGCAATAACATCATCCAATGCTGAAATCTTATTACCATCATCCAAAGTAATAAAATTCATCTTTGATTGTTTAAAAGGATTTCCCGCACTAGTACGAATGTTAATGCGATCGACATATGTCACTCCATCCACTCCATTAAGAGCCGTGTTGAGATCGTATGGCTTCAATTCCAAGACTTTATCTCCTAAACCATCGATGAAATCCTTGGAGAGAGCTTCTCGACAGATAAGGATATCCTGCTCTTGTACATTAAAGTTAGGTTGTGTCATATCCTTAAGACCCAAATGCCAAGGCTTCCAGGTCATATCAGGAGCTCCATGATCAGCGATATAACCATCGGCGACAACAAGTTCCTTAATGTATGTGTCTACAACCTTAGACTTATGTTGTGGTCGAAAGCCTTTAAAACTACCCATAACATGAACAGTTCCCTGTTCTATGAAACGAAGAGCCGATTTGGAGTGTAGTGGACCCAATTCACGGGGAAAACTAGGAGCGTCGATAGTGATTATCCCACTGTCGACTTGAGGAGGAAAATTCTCCAATATACGTGCTAGCAACTTTTGCGAGACAGGCATAATAGAAATTCCCCCACATTTACTTCCAGTAGCATGAACCCCTATGATTATCTTTCTATTGGCGCCAGCATGCATAATACATGCCGAACCACAATCACCATTTTTGGTAGGGATAGCGACATTTCCCAGATAGGAAGGAACTTTAAAAAGGGGACATACACCTTTCCGCAAATCTTGAACTGGTAATGTGGAGCGTTGACCAATATTAGAAATCAAGTGATATTCACCATTAAAACGACCGGGGATACGATCCTTCTTAGGGAAATATTCGATGAGACTGGGTCCGGGAGGTAAGGCGCGCAAATTGATAAAAGCTAGATCATTTTCTACGATGCAGAAATCAGTCTGTTGAATCGCGATATCATAAATATTTCTACTAACATTTTGAGTCAACGGATCAAGCAAGATATTAAGTAGACCACGTCCCATACCTTTCACTGCATGTGCATTGAACATCCAAATATGACCACGAACATTGAGAGCGGAAGTACTATTCCACTTTCCACCATTTCCCTCCCACTTGAATTGGAAGCGAGCCGTATTGCGTCGAACTTTGTTCTCTAGAACACCTGGTTGACAATTTTTTGACTGATTTGAGATATCTACATCTGTAAAGACATATGGATCATGATAATAGAAAGTGGGTTTTTCTACTGCGTGTGGTGTAGGTGGAGTGCCTTCAAGGAAATCAGACACATCTGCCTGTGCTTCATGAACTGGAGTGGACTTCTTTTTCTTGAATTGAGTGTATTTATCACCTTTTCCTTTATACAAGTCTACCATGAGTTTGCAGCCTGCAATAAGCACCATAGTCCGCGAAAGAATTTGAAGATTACCCAAAGTCAAGGAGCGTTGTATTCTTCTTTTAGCCAAACGGAAGATGAATACGTATGCACTACTCTCTTTTCCAAGTAACCTAAAACTCAACCTGTATTTCCAGAGATCACCATAGATAAATTGACAATAGTAAGAGGCTAAAAGCCACATGTATTTGTGAAGATAAAAACAGATATAGGAGAAAAGCATAAAAACACCATTCCAATAATCGTAATAAGCCAATGTTATAAGCGCAGGAACGATGAAAGTTTTATACGTCTCATAAAACTCTTTCAGATCGTACTCGAACTCATAGTCGATTGTATCATGTGCAATAATGCGACTAACGATCCAGTAACGGAGCCAAGTGACTTGGCACTTAGGCTCAGGCTCTATAGTCTCCTGATCAATGGGAAATATAGGCTCATCGGGACCCCATCGAAAAGTATTAGAATACTCATCAGATTGCGCATGATATTCCGATTGCTCTTCAGATACCACCTGCTCTAAAAAAGGCACATTCTCATCATCCTCAGAAGAAGTAGAAATCTCTTCTGAAAGGGAGTCGACGCAACAACACTTCATTGCAGGACGGAAGCACGTAAGGCACACATTGACACCACGAGTATTAGTCATTGCATCAAGAGCTTTAGTCTGGGAGTCGTCATGCTGTTTAGCGGCTAGAGCTATGAACTGGAGCATATCATAGATATCATCAAAACGTTGGACAATTTTATATTTTGCCTTCATCTTATCATCGATGGTATCAGTGGCAGGAACCACCACGCTAACAACAAAATTCCAAATATTCATGTATTCGCCTTCTTTATTTGGTGGAATAAGTGAAGGATCCACCATAGTCTTATTGCGTGAAAATTCGGGTTTAATGCTTGCAGTTATGTAATACTTCCATCGGCGTGCAACGGCAAAAGGACAAGAAAAATACTCATGGAGATTAAGATTGAGAGTATTAGTGGTACCTAAGAGCAAGTCAATTTTGAGTGGTGTACGACCTTTATCCTCTAGTTCAGCTTGGGGTGGACAAAAGGGAGTCATGTTACCAACTTGCAAGGTTTCACTTAAAGAAGGATCCATCTGGCCGTTGGATTTTAAAAAAGCTACATCATCCATGACAACACACCACTGGCTAGAATTCTGTCCAGACCAAAATGGATCCATGGCACACCGAGTGTACATGTACTCTGATTCGATCGGTAATCCGAAACATTTGCCGTAGTGCATATACATAATCTGAACCAACTGAGTCTTACCGATGCTAGAAGGACCATGGAACATGATCGAAAAGGGCTCCTTGCGTGGAGTACGTGCATCTTTCTTTGTAAGCTCATTGGCTTGGATAAGTTGCAATTCGCTCAGAATCTTTTGGAGATACATTTTTTCTGTACGTTCCAATCCAGCGGAGTACTTGATCAGAGAGGTGCCTCTCTCAATCGTGTCTTTTATCTCGGCGGTGAAAGTACAACGTTTGATACCATGTGGCTCAGGATTGCTTAAGAACTTTGATTCTCTTATAAGTCTCTGGGCACGGGACATCCATTTATCGTGATTTCCTCCTGAAGACATTAAAACATCTGGATCTTGGGTCTTAAAGTATTGAGCTCCACGATCGCAAACAAATAGAACTGTATCGATCATGCAATGAACCATGTCAACACCTGGCTTGTGAGTGCGCTCAATCGCTGCCTGTTCATACTTCGAATATCCTAATGATTGAAAAGTTATCTTGGTATTCTCAAGTAGACCACTTGTAAGCACATATAAACCGAAACGATAAACCTTCTTGTATAATGTTGTTTCTTTTATTCTATCATACATTTGTGTGTATGTTCTCATCTCAGCGAATACATTATCATACTCATCATCTTGGAGTTCGTAATCGGAGGGGTTTGGAATTTCCTCTTTATAAAGTTCCGCAATGGTGTGCTCTTTCAAGTCTGCATAGATCTTATCCATCTCTCTGTGGGCATCAAGATTATCTTTTATAGTGTTACCAAAGATATCACCTACTGCATACATCAACATAGAAGTGAGTCCAGGACGCGAACCACGCATCTTGCAAAAAGCAAGAATAGCCATACTGCGATCAACTAAGGATCGAGAGCGAAGCATAGCATGCATGAGGATGATTACATCTTCAATGAGATTGATGTGATGATCTACAGAAATGGGAATTTTAACGTAATGACTGATGAAAGATTTGCCGTATTGTGAACCCTCATATAACCATTCAAGGATAGCATTTTTGCGACTGATCATATCATTAGTTGAAGTCTCGTTTAATGGATTGTATTGAGCGAATATATCAAAAAAAGACTGATCAGCAACGAAATATTCGTCATCCTGAGCCTCATATTGTCCGCATAAGGCACAATTTGGTACAGTAATAGTACCAGGTTTGGCCACACCTGAAATTTTTTGTGTTTTTTCACAAGTTAAACACTGTATCGTCAAACAGTGAGTGGTAACCGATAGGTTAGTTTCATTATGGGGTGAATTGGTATTAATTTTAATTTCAGACATAATTTGTAATGAACAACCAGTTGTTGATCTATATCGTGTTTCTTACTGGCATAAGAAATAATCACTTTTACTCTTTTCTTGCCGCTTTGCGGGAGTGCTAAAGAGTGATTTATGTATAAAATGGAAGTGTATATAAGTTCAGCGGTAGGGTAGATTCTTCATAGCTTATCTCATCCTAGATGAGGTGCTACTTACCACCTTTCATAATTAGAATTCAAGTTTAGAATCTAACTCGAGGCGATCTACCAATACATGACTATATACAATACATGATATATTTTACATCAGTGACGTAATCAACATTTGCTTAAAGTCGCAACGACTACACATTTATCTACTAATATAAATCCATGCAAGGACGATATAACATGGTATTAGTGGGCTAAGTGTTGATAAAAGCCGCAAATACTCTATCTCGAAGGATAGAGTGGAAAAACGGGTTAACATCCCTTTTTCTACTAATTTTCCTTTTAAACAGAGAAAATTGCCTCTAAAAACGCAAAAATAACTGTATACTTGGACATATCTTGACACATTCACTATTATGAATAATATAGAACGTATCAAGGGGCTTGGTGAACTCTAAGAGTTCACCAAAAAAAGTGCTTAGGGGCACCAATCCAGCTTTTATAGATAGCTAATCGTAATAAATAGGGGTGGGATGGAATTTCCATCCCAAAAACCTTTGATGTCGGAGTATGGTCTCCGTATGAAAATATCTTTATAAGAATATCAAACAAGGTTGAACCGGGAAGATTCAAACAATACTAGAATAACAACCAAAACTTCAAGAAATCAGGGATAAACAAGAAGTTATGTTGAAATAATAGCACGTTGTAGATTTGAGATCTACAAACAGTGCAAAATAATCTTAATACGTGTATGATATGCCGTGAGGCATA